TACCGAGGCATGAGGCCCCGATGAGTAACATAATTCCAACCGCCTACATCCCCGGAGAAGTGCGCAAACATCTACTGGCTGATGCCGAATTCGTCCGCTTGCTGCATGGTGGTGCTATCACCTGCCGGGAAGTGCCCGACCCGCTCACCAAACCTCACGTCACGGTCAAGGCTGTAGGGCATCAGGGCGGCGACCCCCGGCTGCACCGGGTGCTCATCCAAATCACCCCCTGGGTGCCCCGACCCGACGTCTCCCGCATCCCCGAAGACCCCGACGTCACCGCCTGGAACCTCGCCACCCGCGCCGGGGAGCTAATGGCCAGGGCAAAAAACATCATCGTTGATGACACCCATGCCTGGTCCTCCCACTGGGTGGACGGCCCCATCCAGCTGGAAGACAAAAACCGAGGTCTCGACCGAATCATTTACTACGCGCCCGTTCGCATTGGTGTTCACCTACGCAGGCGCACAATCTAACAAAGGAGTGAACCATGTCTGATTTTGCTGATTCCAAAAAAGCCCACGTGTGGCTGGACGGCGATGCCTTCCGTGCCCCCGTAGGCACCGCCATGCCCACCGACCCGTTTGCCGCTACCCTCACCGGATGGGACGCCTACGGCGGCATCGAGGCAGGCATCGAGGTAACCGCCGAGCAACAGGTCACCAAGAAAAAGATCTGGAACAAGCGGAACGCGATCTACAAGATCATCCGCGACGCCCTGGAATCCGGCATGAAGTACCGTGCCGTTGACAACAGCAAGGCTGCCTTGCTGACTCGTTTGCAAGGCGGCAAGATCACCAAGAAGGGCGACCTCTACGTCGCCGAGCTTGGGCTTGGTGAGGAATTTGCTTTCTTCTGCCGGTTCGATGACGGTGTTTCCAAGATGGCTTTCTACTGCTCTCGCGTGACTCTGGCGGCGCCGGCGAAGCGCGCCACCCTCGACGACCAGAACCTGGACGGCTGGGAATTCGATAACTCCTTTCTTGAGGGGTACGAGGAAGTCCTCCCCGAGCTGCCCGCAGGCATTACCGTGCCCTGATGGTGGATACTTCATGCCCATTTTGCGCAATCATCATGGGGGAGGGGCCTGCGCGGGTGGTGTACCGCGACGACCATGCCGTGGCGTTTTTCCCGCTTCGGCCCGCGACGTTCGGGCATACCCTGGTGGTTCCCCGCCGGCACATACCTGATATTTGGGAGCTGCCAGAAGCTGCCGTCGCGCACCTCTCTCGCGCTGCTTTGCGGGTTGCCGCGGCGTTACGTGCGGCTGTCGCCCCGGATGGGCTGAACATCATCCAGTCCAGCGGGGCGGCAGCAACCCAAACCGTGCCTCACCTGCATGTGCATTTGGTGCCGCGCTGGGCAGCAGATGCTATGGGCCCTATTTGGCCGGCTCATCCCCCCAGCTACCCTCCGCAGGTGCTCGACAACCTCCGTGACAAGCTTGCTGGCCTCATATAGGGGCGTCTGGGTGCTGGCCCGCGTCCGAACATTTATTCCTTCCAAACACTAGGAGAAAACAAACCTTATGGAAAAAATCGACCTTTTCGAGCGCGCTCTCGCTATTGGGGGCGGCGACCCCGTACCCGTTACCCTGCTCGGCGTTGATCTGTCGCTGCGCCGCAATTTCACCGGCCAGGAAGCGCACGATATCGTCCGGGCGCTGTTTGATCACGCTGACGAAGCAGTGCGTGACCAGGCCACACGGGTTATCGCCCTGGTGTCTGACTCCCCCGAGAAAGACCAAGAGGCGTTCGTTGACCAGCTCATGACGCTAAGCCTTGCCGAGGTTATGCGGGTGTTTGATGTCATCGGCGAGATCTGCGGCTACCGGGATGCTGAAGGCAATTTTTTTCCTACATCCTCCAACTAACCGATCCTAGCGAGTTTGCTAGGCGGTTAGTTGGGTTCCAATCCAAATACCACCTGAACTATCGCCAGGCGCTGTCGGAAATGTGGTGGGTTGACCTGGCGATACTGGTCGATGGGCTGGATGAGTGGACCCCCACTGATGAAAACATCGCCAGGTTGGTGGATAGGGAAGACTACTGGCTGAACTCTGAATACCGGTCGTGGATCACCGACCCAGATGATCCCGAAGTGCAGGCGGAGAAAACCCGCCAGAAACTACTAGGGGTGAAGCCCCCAGGACAACCACAACTGTGGCCTGTAGCGGTTCGCCCACCAGCGCTGCAGCAGCAGCTGGTGCGGGCGGCCACCCAGGCGGCGGAGAAAGTCGCTAGACCGTCAAGGAAGAAGATCACCATCACGGAGTTTCTGCGCATGCGCGGCAACTAGATCGTTAATTAAGAGGAGGGCATGATGGCTGGCGGTAAGATTGATATTCTGGTTGAGCCGAACACTAAGGGGTTCAACCGCGCGCTGGAATCCAGCCTAGGCAGTGCCCTGGGTATTGCAGGGAAGCTT